AACATAGCAGGTTTGATGATGATTTTGTGAAGAAGAGGAATAGAGGAAAGACTATGAGAGATTCAGAAGGATGGGAAGACGTGCGGTTGGAGAGGAATGAGCGCAATTATTTGCGCCATGGTGAGTCAATGTTGTTAGCTGATGCCCTTGCGCACGGTGAGCACAGGCCGGATTTTGAAACACCAAACAGATTTAGGGTGTTGAGGCAGTCTGGCGATGAGATCATGACGAGTATTGCCTCGAATCAAGTTCGTATAACCCTAGATGTGGGTGGTTCTGTGCGTGCTATTGATGGTATTGGGATCGGTGGTAACGTTGCCATTTTTCCTGCGCATATCTTCATTGGTAGGCGGGAGGATGGCACCTGTGGTGTTATCGTGGGCGATGTTCCAATGACTTTGGAAACGCGGCAACATGTTGTGAGGCATTTGCGTTATGACTACAAGCGTTTGATACATTCTGTACATAATGAGAAGCATTTAGATTTGGTAGCGTATGATTTTTCGGCGCAAGTACCTTGTTTCGCAAACATTTTGACACATTTTAAGAACTTTGAGGTGTTGAAGAAAGAGCATGTTACGGATGTGTTGTTTTCAAAGTTCAATGGTGAGGAAGTCCCTGACCGGGCTTGTATGGTGCTAGATCGCGAGTACTACACGCATGATGGTATGGACACTGTGAAGGAAATGTATATATGTAATTTTTGGGCTTACGGTGTCAAGGCCTCAGGTGATTGTGGGGCAATTGTGTACTCGCCAAGTTTGCGCTCGGTTATTGGGATGCACACTGCATCAGTGTTTTCGGGTGAGAGTGCGACAGCGGGTCGCGTTGGTTTGGCTGTGAGGTTGGACAGTGAGATTGTGCGGGCGTTTTGGGATGCGTGCGAGAAAGTCGTTGTGGCCCAACAAGCTTGGGAATGTAAGGAGGTTGAGTCTAGTATCGAGTCGATGTGTGGTGATGCCTATCAGTTTGGAATTTTGGATAAAGTTCCATTTGCACCAAGCACAACTGACTATAGGCCGCTACCCTATCAAGGGGAGGATTGGTGCCCATCAGGGCGCTATGCCCCGGCGGTATTGGGCCCGAAGCATCCGGTGGTCAGCGGGAAACCGAGAGGACCAATTGCGAAAGCGGCTTTTAGTAAATTGTGTCGTAGTGTGAAGGAGTTCCCAATGGAGTTGGTGGATGAAGCATGTGCGGACATATCGGAGGTTTACGCAGCTTTCGATCCCTTTAGAAAACCAGTGTTGTTGTCGATGGACGAGTGTATCAATGGGGGCTTACCAGCTCTCAAGGCTATACCGATGGACACATCGGCTGGTTTTCCGTACAACGCGGAGAAACCAATAGATTGCAGTGGGAAAACCTGGTTGTTTACTGACCCTGTCACGACAGTGGAGGAAGACAAATGGCAAGTGTGCGCGGAAGGTGAGAAACCTCGCAAGGTCACGAGGTGTAGGCGTGAGATCAAATCTCAGAACTTGCGTGACGACATCACTGAGTCGTTGAAAATGTTGGCTGATGGTATTATGCCAGCGTGGGTTGCGGACTACAACCTAAAGGATGAATTGCGTCCAATGCAGCGTGTGTTAGATTGTGTTACGCGTGGTATCTGTGGGTCGCCTGTGTCTGAGACGATAGTGTTTAGGATGTATTTTGGGGATTTTGTGAATTACATTCATTCTCATTTTGTGGATGTTGAGACTTGTATTGGGATTAATGTTTTTAGTGACCAATGGCAGTACCTTGTGAGGTCGTTGTTGCGAACGTCGAGTGTTGGTTTTGATGCGGACTACAGTGGTCATGAGACCTTTGGTACTTTGCAAATGGCCCAGGCGTTTGCAGAGGTTGTAAATAAATGGTACCAAAATTTCAACCCCGAGACGAGCCGGGAGGATGCGCTCATGAGGAAAAGGTTGATGTACGTTATGTGCGTTCATTATGTTAGGCTGGGTTCAAGGTTGTATGTGAAACCAGAGCATAATATGAGTGGGGGTTTTTTGACTGGTGTGTTCAATTCGTTTGTTGTTCAGGTGCATTGGCGTGTGTCTTACTTATGGTTGGCCAGGAGGCATGACCAATTGTTTGCTAGTATGTACTATTTTAGGAGGCTTGTTTGTTTGCGTACTTATGGTGATGATAATATCACTGCCGTGTCGCCGCGAGTTCCGTGGTTTAATGGTAGAAATATTTCTGAGTTTCTTGGTGGGTTTGGTGTTGTTTTGACGGCAGCCCATAAAACTGATGAGCTCACGAGTGAGTTCCGAAGTGTTATGGATTTGAGTTTTTTGAAGTGTTCGTCGGTTGAACCGCGTGTGTCTCCAATTACAGGGATCCGGATTTATCCGGTGGTGGAAGAGGAGTCACTTGTGAAATCGTGTTCATGGTGGGGATCAACCCTTAACATTGTGGAGGCAACAGTGAGTATCGGCAATGATTCATTGTGCCGAGTGTGGGCTAGTGGTCCGGAGAGATTTGCGTTGTGGCGATCAAGGATTGTCAAGGTGTGGAAGGAGCAAGGGATCATGGAGAACCCCATAACCTATGGGGCCGTGGCTTTGAGATGGCAGAATGGAGATATGCCAAACTGGTGTTATGTTGAGAATATTCTCCCTGAGATACCTAGGCCTATACACAAACCACGTGTACGGGCACAGATGTTGCAGGAGGAAGAAGCGAAAGCAGTAACGCCGGCGCCGTTGGCGAGTACAATGGCGGCGAATGAGGAGAAGAGGCCTAGCGTGCCTCCCACGTATAACGTGGTTAGTGAGTTGAATGTGATGGATGTGTTGAAACGCTACCACCCAGTGGCGTATTTTAGCGAGGCTAGTGATTTGGCGTTTAGTCTTGCGTCTGTGTTTTATAGGCTAGTTGGGGACCAGTTTCCACCTAGCCTAATTCAATACTACGCAAAGATGTACCGCGGGTTTATTGGAAATCTTCGTTTTAAGGTGATAACCTCGGGCACCCCGTCCAGTTATTACTCCGCGAGTTTTTCCGCTACTCCTGTCGTTCAGAAGCGTGTTTTGTACCGCGCTACCGCCACAACAATGGAACCTGGACCTGTGGCTGTCCAGAAAGGCATATTGGAGGTGCAAACACCCTTCAATACAATGTTCCATTCAATGGTTATGCCTTTTAATTTGTCCGAGACTTTCAACTACCAATCGAATTTTGGCTATGTTGTTTTTTCCGGGCTTAGTGATACTGGGGTGATTTATGCTTGCCTCGCTGATGGAGCTCGCTTCTTCAACTTGTGCAATATTCCACGTTTGCAATTAGTTGCAAACAATTACCCCCATGATGGGAGTCCAGCGGTTGACGTGCCGCAGTATGGTGTTTTGAATCATGATAGTGCTTCCACACAGTATGATTTCTCGCAAGAGATTTTGGACTCGTGGAACATTATCGCTGAATCTGTCAGCCCGACAGTTCCAGCCCAGATCACGACCTTTCAGTTTGAGCTTCAATATGCAAGCGACGAGGTGTTGCGGACAATATTTGGTATTACAATTCAGGAGAACCAACCAAGAAACATTCTGACTGGGGTAACTTCGACTCAGACGGTCGATTTGACGGACATTTGGTCCGTTTACCCCAATGTTGGTCTGATTTTTGGCCCTACTGATGCGTTCCCATCGTTGTCCATGCCATTCTCGTATGCTGATAGCCCAATTTCGTTCACGAACGAGTTTGGGCAATTGGAGATCGCAACTGATTCAGTCGCGGTAGATGATTACACTAATACTTCGGTGCGACAAACGTTGTCGATTCCGATGAATGTCTTCGTTGTAGCTAATGCCACTAGTGGCACAACTGCAACTGTGAGGACAGGCCCTAGCTTGCCACCATTTGGTCCAGTTTCGCTGAATCGAAGACAAGTTAGTATTAACCCTCTTTGGTCATTAACAGAGGGTGATTTCGTTGCTGTGGACGCGGCTGTCCATGCTGAGGTGAAGGCCCCAGAACAGCATCGAATAGTAGTAGCACAAGGTGATATGGGATTTGTGATGCCTGATCAAAAAGTGCAAGTGAGTGCTGGCTCGTTACCCAACGATGCTCGCATGATCACTATAGGGGAAGAGAGTCCTGACTTGACGAAGTTGACTGAGCGAAAGCAATTTTTGGACACCACATTTTGGTCAGCCGACCAAACTGCTGGAACAATTATTGCCAGTTACTCAGTTCCCTTTGACTTGATAAACTCAAAAGCTATGGCGCCAGCCTGGGCTGGATCAATATTTTGGCGTGGCACACCCTGTGTCACACTACAATTGCAATCCACCCAGTTTGCCTGTGGTTGTTTGATCGTTGTTTGGTGCCCTTTAATGGATAGCGCACTTGCCGCCCAGACTTATGGTGGCCGGTTGGCTTCAGCCAACCTTGCGCGATACATGAAAATGTACCCGACAACGAATCCGACTATTGAGTTCGAGATTCCCTTCTTCTATCCCGCGAGTCACCTGGACGTCCGCCAGACGTCTATGACTTTAGGGACACTTATTGTGATGGTCCACAATCCCCTTTCATTAGGTGATTCTGCTCCGACCAACAGCGTCGCTATGACAGCCTACGGTTCTTTTAAGAATTCGGAGTTTGCGGTGCTGAACCCAAAAACTGTCGCCCAAGGTGGAATTCAAAGCAAGGTGACGAATTACAACATCCAGCATGTTGTGGATTCGGCTATCGATGTTTCGAGTACCTCTGAGGATTCCTTTGCCGGTGGGGCAACGGATTTGAAAACAAACGCGCGCATGGACAAGCCCAATTTGGGGTTGACTCCAATGCCAATGATTGCTCGCTTGGTACCCAACCTAGCGAATAATGTTGATATAGAGTACGCCCAAAATTTGGACTTGCCTGCTGCGAGCGTCCCACCAGTGCCAGTACCAGTGACTGGCTTGGCAGAAGATGAAATGTCCTTGGTAAGGATGTTTCGGATGCCGGGATATATAAACACGTTTAGTGTCCTGGCTGCCAATATTCCGAACGATGTCCTTTTCACTGGGGACTTATGTCCTGGTTCGGAATTCTTTACCCTCGGAGCTGGGGGTGTTGTTGACTTAAGCTTACTTTCATATGCTACCTTACCTTTCTCGTATTGGTCAGGTAGTATTGTGGTTGACCTTGAGGTGATTGCCACTGCGTTTCACATTTGCAAGCTCGCAATTTGTTCGCATTATGGCTATGAAGCCTCAGGGTTGACTGTGGAGGAGAGCATGGGTCAATACACCACTATCTTCGATGTGCGGGGTTATTCTACCATTCGTGTCACTTTCCCGTGGCGGAGTGCGACTCCATGGAAACTTGTTTGTAACGGCTCGTACGCCGATGCAAGCCCATTTTCAATGGGCCAATTTTCTGTGAGGTTGTTATCTCCGCTGCAGTATAATGAGACGATTGCGTCGAATATCTCTGTAAATGTATATATGTCCGGGGGCTCGGACTTCAAGACAGCTTTCGTTGGTTGCAACGCGATAGATGTCGCCCCTGTAGATTTGTCCTAGCGTGTGTGTGGG